ACTTTTCATACCCTCGACCTATATCTCGGCAGGGGGGGTAAAATCGGGGGCTATGTCTCCCAGGGAGACTTTTGGGTGACGTAAAATCGGCTATGTCACCCGCTGTAAGGCCAGTAAAACCTATACACTCAGAGATTTGGGAGACATGGAGACATAGAAATAGAAAAATTCGCTCGCAGAAATATTTTGTGCCGTGAAAGTTTTTAGAGCAGATCATGTCACTAAGTCTCCCGGCAGCCCGCAAAGTCAATGACAGCAAGGGATAGCGATGGGTGACATAGGGAAATCTATGTCTCCCGCATGTCACTCACGGAAATGCTCGAGTTAAAATCCGCAGCTGCATCACACATTTGCGAGATGGAGATCAAACGGCACGGTAGGAGGAAGCCATGGATGGCGAAGAAGAAGGGTCGCAACGAGCGCGAGCTGACTACCGGCAAGTTGAAGAAACCATTTATGAACTATACCACAGACCCCAGATACCACAGCCCGTCATGGAAGGCTACCAGGGAGGCCGTGCTTCAGCGCGATCCCGTGTGCGTTTGGTGTCTCGAGTTGAGTAAGCTGACACCAAGTACGGAGGCGGACCACGTCATACCATCACGACGATTACCAGATTATGAGTTCTACGATCAGAGCAACATCGTCGGTAGCTGCCGCAGCTGTAATTCACGACGAGCATCATACGAAGCCAAGGGTGTGCATTTTGACACCTTCGAAGAATGGGCTAAGTTTTTAAAAAAGAAGAATGCAAAGAATATCAATCCAGGCACGTAAGGTCGTAACCGATGCAATAACAGCTTCAGAGATTACAGGCATCTCTGCCGACAATGTCATCCAAGGCTACAGACCCCAGGGCATCGACCCGGCCACCTTATCGGTGAGCATTTTCATCAATGACTCTAATCGCGTAAATGTCCAAACCGGCAACGCGGCCATCATCCACGAAGTAGACTACGCCATCTATGGTGACAAGGTCAGCACCGTAACTGCAAAGATGAGCCAGCTGCTCACGGCGCTCGAAGGTTACAACGACGATCACACCCTGATGCAGTGTACTTTGACTAGCACGCAAGTTGAAGTGGAAACAGACGGAGTGACTGGCGTTATTAATAGCCGGTGGTTTGAAATGAGCGGAGTAGAATCAGAGCTACCTATATGATAGACGATCTCAAAGAGAAGTACGCGCTGAAGAAGCAACCTAAGAAAGACAAAGAGGTAAAGGCCAAGGAGTCCATAGACCTAAAGCCGATATTCACTTTGGACGAGGAGGGTGAGAAGCTTTTTTACCGTGTAGTACAATACCTTGAAAAGAGCGACTTGATTGCTGAAGTCGACGTGATCACGGTGACCATGCTCGCTAAGAGCCTGGCCTTATACATTACGTGCGCCCGCGAGGTACACGACTATGACGATATGGTGCAGGTCTACCAAAACGGAAGCAGCAATGTGAGCGGTGCCTTTACTGCACTGAGCAAGGCGCAGGACCAAGTACTGAAGTTGAGCGCAAAGCTAGGACTGTCACCCATGGACCGCACCCGGATTATGGGAGCGGTGAACAATGTGGAATCCTCAAAGACAAAATCTGCCGAGGGTGATGCTATAGACCAATTGTTGTGAGATGGCAGGGATCGACATATCCGCACTTGATAGATTATGGAGCTACGTTGATGACGTTTTAGAAGGTCGCGTGGTCGTGGGCAAGTACGTGAAACTTGCCTATGAGCGATTTGTACGTGATTTGCGTAGCTCGGAGTCTGAGGATTACGAGTGGGTATTCGATCCCGAGGAGGCCGCCAGGTACATAAACTTCATAGAGAGGTTTTGCGTTCACACCCGTGGTGAGTTAGCTGGAGAAAAATTTTTTCTAAGCGCATGGCAGGTCGCTTTGTTGGCACAGCTATTCGGGTGGAAACACAAGACACAAGGCTACAGGAGATTTACAACAGCCCATCTGTTTGTAGGGCGTAAGTCAGGCAAATCACAACTAGCCAGTGCCATCATACTTGCAATGGCTGTGCTGGATGAAGATGGAGCGCCACAGTTTGTGACTGCAGCGACAAAGCGCGATCAAGCCCGTGAGGTTTGGGACGAAGTTGCCCGGTGCATCAAGAGCAGTCCATTGTTGTTGAAGCGTTTCAAGGTTCATCGATCAGAGATACTGGGACCACGCAACGGAACCATTGTACCTCTGAGTTCAGACAGTTCTACGCTCGATGGTAAATCCCTGAACTTGGCATGCCTCGACGAGATGCACGCGATCAAGGACGGCAACCTTTATAGGGTACTCGCTAGTTCCATGGGTTCAAGAAAGAATCCGCTCATGCTTGCCATCAGTACTGCGGGATTTGTGGTCGATGGTTTGGCTATGCAATTTGTCAAGGGCGGAAAAGCTGTGCTGGACAATAAAGCTGACAACGAGCGACTGCTGTTCGTTTGCTACGAGGTAGACGAGAATGACAAGTGGGATGATGAGGAGGTGTGGATTAAGGCGAACCCTGGTTTAGGTTCGAGCATTAGCATGGAGTTCCTGCGGCAGCAGTGTAAGAATGCAAGGCTTTATGGTGGTCGCACTATTACCGAGTTTATGGTCAAGCACCTGAACATATTTGTGGGATCGGAGGATATCTGGATTGAAGATGACATCTGGATGTGTGAAGAGAACTGTCAACCCCCATCTACAGCCCATATTTTGGATGAAAAATCAGAAAAACCGCTAGCTTATTTAGGTCTCGACCTTGCCGCTACTGACGATATTACGGCTTTAGCGGTCTGTTTTGGCGATGATTCCGTGGGTTATGGCCTTGAAATGCACTACTTTTTGCCGGAAAGAGCGGTTCAAAAGAGGCTAGAAAGGGATGAAGCAAGCGTATACAACCGCTTTGAAGAGCTAGAAAACGTCCATATTACGCCCGGAAACGTCACGGATTACGACGTAATTCGCCGTTTAGTGAGCGGAAATTACGTTTTAGATGGCAAAGTTTGCTACGATCCAGACAATCTGAGCGAGAAGTACATGATTAAGGGCGTGGCGTATGACCGTTGGAACAGTTTAAATTTGATACGCGATTTGGAGGGTGATGGTGTACCGTGTGACCCCTTTGGTCAAGGTTTCGCCAGTTTGAGCTTTCCTTCCAAGGCATTAGAGAAGGCTGCACTAGACGGCAAGCTGTTTCATGGCGGAGACGAGGTGTTGCGATGGATGATGGGTAACGTGACCTTGCGCGTAGATCCCAGCGGCAACATCAAACCCGACAAAGGCAAGTCCGGAGATAAGATTGACGGCATGGTTGCGGCTATCATGGGCATCGGAGAGATGCTTACGTTCGAGGAAAAAGAGGAAGACCAGAGCTATGAGTTTTTCATGGCCATCGTTGGCGGAGATAAGTAAGTTAAAACTCCTTCGGACATCGCACATTTGCGCGAATGTCTGACAACAGAAGTACTATTTTCCAAAGAATCGTATCTGCTTTTCGCCCAGGCGGTGAAGAGCGGCGTAGTGTTGTCCCCAACTGGTTGACCAGTTCACCGTTCGCCTCAGTAGTTCCACGCAGTGGCTTACAGGCCGGACAAGACACCTTACAGCTGTCATCTGTTTACGCTTGTGTCTCCCGTATCGCTGACACTATTTGCTCTATGGACGTGAGCGTTGAGTCGATGGGCGCGGATGGAAGCCGCGTGCCTTTGCAACAGCACCGTCACACAGAATTGCTAGGTCGTTCTCCAAACGAATTCATGGGTGCCTATGAGTTTTGGCAAATGATCATTAGTGATGCTTTGCTGTACGGTCAAGGTCACGCAGTCATCCTTCCAGACAAGTCCGAGATGTACTGGATCCCTGCAACAGAGGTGTCGTTTACAGTAGACCGTGACACTGGCCGTCGATTCTACACATATACAGGCTCACCTACACCCGTTCCACAAGAGCGGATGCTCGAGATCAAGGCTTTCCGTGGCCTTTCTCCTACATACACGCAGCTCCAAAACCTAAAGACTGCCAAGTCGGTTCAGGATTTTGCACAGACTTTTTTCAATAACGGCGGCATGATGGGTGGTATCCTTAGCACAAAGGAACACCTGAGCATTGACCAGATGCGAGAAGCTCAATCTCGCTGGGAGCAGGAGTACATGGGTTCGGCCAATGCCCACAAGGTAGCCATCCTTGGTGGTGGATTCAACTACCAGCCTATTACTGTGCCATTAGATCAGTTGCAGTTTACACAGGTGAAGAAATTCACCAGTGAGGAAATCGCACGCATTTTCCAAGTTCCACCCGCAATGATCGGTTTGGAAGGAAATACGGCGTACTCGAACTATGAACAACAAGTGCTGCAATTTTTCCAAGGATGCGTGCTGCCATGGGTGCGGCGCATCGAACTCGAAGTCGAACGCAAGCTACTCAATGAAGAAAAGAATCTACAGTGTCGTTTCAATGTTGACGGACTTTTGCGTGCGGACAGCTCAAGCCGTTCGGAGTTCTATCGAACTCTCCTCGCTTCGGGTGTCTTCTCTATTAACGAGGTTAGGGCGAAAGAGGGACTAAGTCCAACAGACGGAGGCGATAACCACCACATCCAAATTAACCAGATCCCACTGAGTTCCATGGATGATTATGCAGGTAACGTAACAGGTAGCAATGGCTAAATCATTTAACAACTACCCATCTACTGCCCGCAAGCGTGCGCAAGCCGCTTTACGCCACAAAGAGAAGACGAATACCAGCTGTGGAACCCCGGTCGGTTGGCGGCGTGCTACGCAAATTTCGCAAAACAAAAAGTTGACCATGTCAACTATTAAGAGGACTTTCTCTTTCCTGTCTCGCGCTAAGACTTATGATCAAGGCAAGTTTACAGATGATAAGGGCAAGGACATTTGCGGTTCAATTATGTACGCAGCCTGGGGTGGCGATAGCATGAAGAATTGGTGCGAACGCATCATCAATCGTGAAAGCGAGAAGCGTGCTATGACCGATGCCGTACAGGAGGGCTTGAAGAACAAGATGGAGAAGCACAACGAAAGCGTAAGCTCTCCAACTAAGAAGGCTACTATGCGCATGCTCAAAGCGGTATTCAACCGTGGCGTGGGTGCGTACAAAACAAATCCAGGAAGCGTGCGACCAAACGTGAAGAGTCCAGAACAATGGGCATATGCACGGGTGAACAGCTTCCTGTATGCTTTGAAAAATGAACGATTCCGTAGCGGTAAACACGATACGGATCTATTCCCAAAGGGACATAAACTATCAACCAAAAAGTGAGAATCTCTGATGAATAATTTAGAAAAAAGGTCGATTTCGATCGACATGGAGGTTCGTTCAAGTGAAGATGGTAAGACTATCGTAGAGGGCTACGCTGCTCGTTTCAACGAAGAAACTACGATCGGTGGCCGCTTTGCAGAACGAATCGCCCCTAATGCGTTCGAGAATGCAGACATGTCTCAAACCGTTGCACTTTTCAATCACGACTACAACCAACCACTTGCCCGTATGGGTCAGGGATTGGAACTAGAGGTTGACGAAAATGGACTTAAATACCGGTTTGAACTTGGAGAGCAATCATACGCAAAAGACCTCGCAATCAATATCCGCGAAGGCATTGTCGCTACAAGCAGCTTTGGCTTTACTATCGAAGACGATAGCTGGGAAAAGCGAGATGACGGACTCAACCTCCGAACAATCAACGCAGTGAACGTACTGTATGACGTTAGCCCAACAACGCAAGGCGCATACGACACCACGGAAGTGGGTCTGCGATCAATGGAGGAAGCGTTTGCTGTCGAAGAGGAACTGGAAGAACTTGAAGAGGAGTCGCGTGCATTCGCGGCGGTGGAAGAGGAAGTGGCTGAAGAAGTCGAAACAGAAGTAGAAGCCCGCATGGAAGAGGAAGAAGAAGAGGAAGAAATGGAGGAGCGACCAGGCCACTACAAAGAAGAAGAAGAAGAAGAAGAAGAAGAAGAAGAAGACCGAGACGAGGAGGAAGAAGAAGAGGAAGAAGATATGCGTTCACAAGAAAACCCTGAGCCGGAGGCTCGTACTAATAACATCTCAAATTCAAACAATATGAAAGAGAAAAATCCTGCCCCGGCGATTATTCAAGGCTTGGGCGATAATGAGGGAACCGTAAAGAAGCGGTACTCCTTCGGAAAAGCAATCCAGGAAGCTGCTTCTGGCAACTTGTCTGGTTTGGAAGCAGAAATGAACCAAGAAGCCCGCAACGAATACAAGTCTGCGCAGGTAAACATCAGCAAGGGCTTCTGTGTCCCTAGCATGATGCTCCGTGCTACTGACGATCCAATCGGTGTTGGTTCTACTGCTGATACTCACTTGCACCAGTTCGGTGGTACTATCGGCACAGTTGACCAGGGATTGGTTGCTGCCTTCCGTCCCAACGATATCGCTACTCAGATGGGTGCGCGTAACGTAGGTGGCGTTTCTGGCAACATCGTATTCCAGGTTCAAAATGCTGAAGTCGATGCTTCGAAGCCTCTAGAGGGTCGAGCTGCTACACTCGATAACCCAGATTTCAATGCGGTTACTTTGTCTCCAACACGCTACGCTTGCTACACTGCTGTTTCTGAGCAGTTGATGGCGCAGTCTGCTGGTGACATGGGAGCGTTCATCGCTGCTGACATCCGCAAGGCGATCGACGAGAAGTTCAACGCTGACGTTATCGCAGCTATCGATGCTGCTGCTGATACTGCCGCAGGAGGAACCATCACTGCTGATGCCTCTGCAACTAACGCTGCCGCTTTGGATGCGTTGCTCGGATTGGAAGCTGGTTTGTTGGCTGCTGATGTTCCACTCGAGAACATCCGCGCTATCGCTGGTTCTACTGCATACCGCGTTGCTCGTAAGGTAAGCATGGACACAGGTTCTGGCATGTTGACTGCTACATCTCCACTCGAGCGATTGAGCTTGATGGGCTACCCAGCAATCGTAAACTCTAGCTGCACTGCAGAGAACGTATACTTGGCTGATGCCTCAAACTGCGTACAAGCGGGATGGGGTGGATTGAACATTATGGTGGATCCTTACACCTTCGCCGAGAAGGGTGTGGTCCGTATCATCACTAACGTCTACAAAGACTTTAAGGTGTTGAACGGTGCAGGATTCGCTGGATTGTCTGACTTCGATTTCACTGCAGCCTAATAACTAATCCTTAAAATGGGGGCCGGGAATTGGCCTGGCCCCTTTTTCACTCTGATGATAGTAAGCAAAACTCAATCGGCTTTAGATTATACTGACTTGTTCAGTATCGAGCTTGCGCGGTACCACGTTCGGTCACTGGGCAGTGCTGAAGATACTGTGCTTGCGTATTACATCAATGCTGCGCTTGATTACTGTGTTGCTCTATCAAACAGAAATATCGGGTCTACGAACTCATTTACTATACTGCTTCACCACGAGGAAGCTAAGTACCCGGTATTTTTTAGAGGGATCACTGGACTCGCTTCTCCACCCACGAACCTATCTGTACAATACTATAAGACTGACAACACGTATGCAGATGTTCCAGCTGACAATTTTCGGCTGAGAAGCGATGTCTACCCCGCTCTATTGGAATTTGTCGATTTCAATCCCAGCGACATTAACACGGACACCAAGAAAGAGGTGTACAAGATTTCCTTTGAAGGTGGTGAAACACTGGCTTCCTTGCCAAATCAGTTTGGCCAGGCAGTGCTTTTGCTCACTGGACATTTTTATAACCAACGGGAATCAGAGGTGATCGGTCAGGTCACAACGGAAGTGAAGATGGGTGTTGAACGCTTGTTAAATTCTATGCAGAAATTCTGATGAGAGCGGGGTTATTCAACTACAGGGTAAACTTCATGGAACCCAGCTACACGGTCAACTCATATGGCGATCGTGTTGCTTCGTTATCTGCTTTTCGCAGTGACGTGTGGGCTGCCGTAAAGTTTATCGGCTCTCCTTCGGCTGGTGCCTCAGAGGAAGAGCTGAACAACCAAACCACAGGTAAGACTAAAATCGAGCTAAAGTGTCGATACTTTGGTAACGATGGTGTGGGCAACAACCGTGGTCCCAACTACAAGGATGTTATCCGCTTTGACGGTGCAGACTGGGACATCTACGACATCCACATCATTGGCCGACGTGAACTCTACATGATTCGCGCCGAAGCTCGAGATGACCTTACTACTGTTGATCACATCGCAAACCCTGCTCCTACTTCGTAATGGCAAGCTTCAAAAGTAACATAGAATTTGATGCAAAGAGCCTCGCGGACTTCAAGAAGCAGATGGTGAGAATTGCAAGTATTGAAGATCGTGAAAAGCTTATTATAGATGCCTGCAAGAGTGCCGTAAAGCCTTGGCAGGCAGCTATGCGTAATAAGATGTACACGTTCAGTGTTCAACGTCGTACCGGCAAGATGGCGAAGTCTATTGGTATACGCAAGTATCAAGATAAGCGGAGCGGTCGTGTGGGTGCGCAGGTTGGTCCCAGTGGCGCTCGGCGTGGTCCTAGTAAAAAGGGCGGTGCCGGCTGGAGGGTTCACTTTTTTGCTACACCTGCAAAGAAGATGGATCCTCAATACAAGATTCCCTTTCAAGAAGTATATAGCAGCGTGAATCGAGGAGTAACGATACGCATCGCATTGAACATGCGCATACTTATCGAAGCTTTGCAAAAAAATAATAGAAATCCTGAATTCCTTCCCTAAAAATGGCAAATATTTCATCAAATAAACTCGGGGTCTTCATCATAGAACCCGGGATCACTTCACCTCTTGAGGTCGTAGCCTCATCAGACGGCACTTACGGTAGCGTCTCTCACGACACATTAAATGATGCTGGACTTGCAGTCGACGATAATTGTTACGCAGTAAGTAATACTGGCGAACTTATCGGCCTCGCTGTAGTCGGAGGTAACTCGTCAGCTCTTACTGTAACTGACACTGCTGACAATCGTGTATTGTTGGCTGCAGCTACAAGCACGTCTCTCGAAGCAAGCAACACGATTAACGAGGTTGCTGCTCGCGACGGTTCTGGCTCGTCTACAAACTTCATTGCTTCCGGTTCATTGAGCTGGACGGTGAGTATCGACGGCTTGCTTGATATCTCTGCAGCTACGGGTTCTGCTGTTACGCTCACGGATGTAGCGCGTAACCAACAGTACGTTCACGTAGAATTCGACACTGATGTCTCATCAGGCAACGATCAATCTACTATTAAGTACGTAGGTCAAGCCTTGATCAGCTCAATTACGATGACCGGTGGTGTTGACGATATCGCTACATACAGCTGCACTCTGCAGGGCTATGGCGATCTCTACAAGCAGACTAATCAGGTAACTGAGAGCTAAGTCTCAATTATTGGTAATACTATGAGGGGGTGGGTGCTTCTGCCCATCCCCTTTTTTTAAATAATCTTCTTCAATGAATACTTTACGAGGAGAGTTTGAACTCAATATCCTGGACAAAAAGGAAAAGTGCCTTTTGACCTTGAACGCTTTGCGTATGTTTAGCCAAGCCGAAAAAATTAAGCTTGACGAATTTGACAAATACATGTCGGGAGATCCGCTCACGGCAATGCCGCTGTTGGCGTACTACGGTTATTTGAATTCCCGATTGCGAACACAGGCCAAGGGTAAATCGGTCAATAAGGAGCTATTCATAGCAGAAGTACTGGACTCAAACAACCTCGAGGAAGTTACTTCACACATCGCTTCGGCGATGGATAACGGACTTGGAGAGACGTCGGGAAACGTGAAGGGCGCGAAGTAAGCGCCGCTCCGACTTCCTGGAAAGAGCTTTACCATCAGTGCATCACCATGGGTGTGGAACCCGTGGCGTTCTGGGATTACACCATGGCTGAAGCTCTTTCTATTGTGAAACGCCAGGAGATGGCTGATCGCCTTCGCTGGAATCACACCGCCTCTGTGTTGAGTTTGCTTGCAAATGTCAACTCATCAAAGTCCAAAAAATTCAAGCCCAATGATTTCCATCCCTACGAAATCTCTGACAAAAAGGGTGAATTTAAGAGTAGGGAGGAAGTTATGGATTTTGTAAAAACATTCAACGTAAGCAATGGCACAGAGCGCGACAATTAAGGCGATACTAACCCTATCTACGAAGCAGTTTACCACTGCTTTGGAGCGGGCGCAATCAAAACTTTCAAAGTTTGGCCAGCGACTTACCAGAACAGGTCGCGACCTTTCTTTTGCACTGACGGTGCCTTTGGCTGCTGCCGGCAGAACAATTCTAAAGGTTGCCACAGACTTCGACCTTATCCAGCGTAAGATTGGTGCGTTGGGCGGAACCGGAAAGATTGCAGCTCTTGAGAAATCCGCAAGACAATTAGGGGCAACCACCATCTTTACTGCTACGCAGGTAGGTGAGCTGCAGTTGAACTTGCGTAAGCTCGGTCGTACCAACGACGAGATACAGAAGATTCAAGGTACGGTCCTTAAGTTCGCTCAGGCCATGGACACGGATCTGGGTGAGTCTGGCCTTTTCGTTGTTCAAACCATGAACCGATTTGCCGACGAACTAGAAAACGTCGGTGATGCAGCTGCACAAGCAGAGTTCGTAACTAACCTTTTTGCAAAGGCTGCCGCTGAATCGGCTATTGATGCAGACAAGCTTAGAAGCTCCTTAAACTTTACTGGTTCAGAACTCGCGCAGTTCGAAATTAGTCTGCAGAATGGCACTGCACTTCTGGCTGTATTGGCCAATAGAGGTTTTGAAGCTTCAAGAGGTGGTACTGCTTTGCGACGTATTCTTGGTGAGCTTGCTCAAGAAGGATTTACTGGCAATGAGGCCATTCAGGAATTATTAAGTTCCACAAGAGATTTTGCAGGACAACTTGAACAATTCGGTTTGCGCGGAGCGGGTTCTGCTTCTGCGCTTGCCGGTTTACGCGAGGAGTATGACCTGCTGAATGCTAAGTTAGAACAAAGCTCAGGCTTCCTTGATCAGTTCCAAGAACTCATTGATGATTCCTTGTTCGCAAAGTTCCGTAGGTTGCGCTCTGCCGTCGAAGAATTGGCCTTGGTATTTGGCGAAGCTTTAGAGCCAGCTATTAGTGACATTCTGGACAGTGTCACTGAATTTGTGCTTTCTCTGCGCGATCTCGACAAAGAAACGATTAAGACCGTTTCTGCGATTGGTGCTTTCTTAGCTGTCCTCGGTCCGTTGAGCTTGGTCATGGGTGGCCTTGTTATTTCCAGTTCCGGTTTTCTCGGTGTAATTAAAGGGCTTGGTCGCATTACGGGCCTCGGTGGGGCAGTTACTTCTCTCGCAAGGTTTGCTAAACTCGGTCCTGCCCTGGCTGCTATATTCGGTGTAATATCAGTTGGTAAGTTTGCTTTCGACAAAATATTTGAAGGTGTCGGAGCTGCGAACAGAAACCTAGAGGAATACAATAAGCTGGTAAAGGAGGCTCAAGAAGAGACTAAACGCCTACAGAATTTGAAGGGCATACCTGTCGAGTTAAGCACTACCGACCTACAGAAAAACCTTCAGACTCTGCGTGAAAACTTTGATATTGAGCAGCAGAAACTCATTGATGCTATCCAGGCTCAAGAGTTTGGTGTTATCGGACTCGAAAGGTTTATTGCTGAAACCCAGGCCAATGTTGATATCATTGCCGAGCAGATCGCCATATTTGAGGAAAAGATTCGCAAGGCGGCAGAAGCGGGTCAAAAAGATTTGGGCTTAGAGGATATCCGCACAGCTTCTCTCGAGCAGTTGATTGCCAAGTTCCGTGAGCTACAAGAATTACGCGCTAAGATTACAGGTGACGGTGCGGCGAACTTTATCGTAGACCTCGATCAGTTAGCCGAAGTAGACAAAGCTATTAGCAACGTCGAGAAGAGCATCAAAGCTTTGACTGTTGAGGGAGGTATTGAACCATTGTTGCCACCAGATTTCTTTTCTGAATTTCCAACACAAGAAGAACTTGACTTGTTGCGGCAAGTCAATCAGGCGCGACTGGACTTGTTCGATCAGGGGTTTGACATTGGGCCTGTAACTTTTGCAGAGTTCTTTGGTCCGGAACAATTCGTCGAGCCAATTGAGCAGCTTATTACTCCTGAGTTCCAAGCCTCTTTAGAGCAGGGTATCAGCCAGGTTGAATTGATGCGACGTTCGGTACTTGATCTGTCTCAAGCTGCTATTGGCTTTGGTGACATCTTTGGTAGCGCATTGAATCAAGCCATCCAAGGCACAGAGAACTTTGCTGATGCTTTGAAAAACAATTTGCTTAATGCCTTGGCGGTAGTGGCTGCAAAGGTCGCTGCCTTGATTGTAGCCTACATCGTACTCGCAATCGTAAGCGGTGGCACTACATTGGGTTCAGGAGCAGGTCAATTTGCCGGGATGAACTTTGGACAATTTATGTCTTCCGGTTTAGGTATGGGTATAGCTGGATTTGGAGGGGGTACTCGATCTACGCAAGTAGGTACATTAAGCGGAAATGATTTAGCTATTTCTACACGAAGAGGCGTAACTGCTAACGATCGCATCTATGGCTAGAAGATTAGTAAATACTGTTTTTACTTCTGCAGACGAGACGGAATGGACTCTCGAACTGTATGATAATGGATCGAATGCATTTGGTCTTGACTACATTGTCGAGATGGATGTAAACGGTTTTCAAATCACTTGGAACGGTGACGAGAATAACGTGTTTCAGCCCTTACTTTCTAGTGCCTGCAAGTTTACAATCATAGTAAACGAGACCCAACGTGGGGCTATTATGAGCGTGGCTTACGGTACGGACGAGTTTCGCTTGATTGTGAGAATTAGAAAGGCCGGACAAATTTACTGGGTAGGTCAGATCCATAGCGAAGCAATAATTGAACGCGTGGAGGACGGTCTCATCTATGTCGACATGACTGCTTCTGATGGTCTGGCTCAATTGGAGAACATTGACTTCAAGGAGACTGACGGCACGGTTTATACAGAGCGGTACAGCGTGCAGGCATACATTTATGCCATCCTCAAGAAGATACCTAGCGTTGGCTTGTGGTACTTAGATGCCGGCGTCGGTAGCGTGTTTATGTACGAGCATTTTCTTAATCAGCCTGTTATCTCAGATGACAGCTTCGCGTTTAATCACACAGGCTCTGATTCTATCACGAGAGGGGTGCTGGATTATCTGCACGTAGACCCAAACACTTGGTACCTTCGCCCACAAGAGCCAGAGCCACGAGGTGATGATTTTGAGCGATATCCTACAACTAAAGAAGAAGGCTTTGTTTCGTGCAAGATGGTTCTCCATGATATTTTGGCTTCGCTTGGAGCGACTATCTGCTTTTCCGAAGGCACATGGCGAATCTTTGATCGCTGTCACCTTGATGCCACTACGACAAGCCTAAACTCCGCTTCAGTTATTCAGTATGCTCGAACTAGTTCTGGCACGTTAGAAGGTGGCACTTTTACCGAGGATATTGACGTTGACATCGACGCAACTACTGCCGAGTTTAAAAGAGGTATTGTCCGAAGAGGACTACAGCCATTTCGCGGAGCAGGTCAGACCCATGTCAATGCGGGTAGCGATTTACTGTTTGCTAGTGGTATAGGGTATTTTGATCCGGAGGTGACGGGTGCGCTTTTCCGCTATGCCATCACTGGCACGGGACAAGAGTGGCCCAGCGACAATACCAGGGGGATTTGGAATCTGTCAGGAATCACGGGCTTGGATAGTGATGCGAATGTCACAGATTTGCAGATTGCCAATGGCGCAAATGATGGAGCTATTCGCCTGCATTTTAGTGGCAACTGTGATTACGAGCGTTTTCGAGTAAACAATCCTTGCGGTACTTTGATGATTTTATCATTTAAGTTTATTGTCAAGGATACTAACGATGTTTCCTATGCTTTAAAACGCCGAGTCAGAACACTAAAATACACTAGCACAGGCACAGAATTTGCTATCGACATTTCGGGCGGTACCGGCACGAGTGATGACTACTACGGCAAGTTCTATGAGTCGGATTACTATGAGTGGGTAGCTTCAACGGATTCCGGATACAGCACCGCATATGTTGATGTTATGCTTGGTGCAGATCCAAGTGTGCTAAATGCTGATGGTGTTGGCACTACACAGCCCTTTCTGACTCAAGACTTTCCTTCGTTTGCATTTTATACCCCGCCGGGTACGACATTGGATACAGGTTCTGATTTAGACAATCAACTAAAGAAAGATAACTCTGACGAGCGCAGATTCTTTGTATACCGCTTTGATCACGTCCTAGACATGCCTCAAAACAGTGCTACCATTGATGAAATAGAAATGCCTGAGTTTTGGGTCACTGAATGGGCACCAGACGAAGGGCCAGACATGTATTACGACAGTTCGGGTAACGCCTTGTCTTTAGGAACCGACACAGGAAACCCGAATTATCGTACTAAAAGGTCACCTACCGGCGCAAACGGTTTTTTCAACCCATCATTCAACAATGGTCCTAAGGTGGTTGAAATGTTTCAGCTTTCCGGAATTGAGATATACAACGGTGATGGAACGAATGAATTTGATAACCAAACTATTTTTGTTCCTAGCAACGTCTATGGCAACGAGATATACCGAAGCCCAAGAACTCACGTAGGCGGTAGCTTCGTGAATTTTGGCAACCATGTGTATGGTCGTTACTTAGTAAGCAGTTTTAGCGACCCGACGGCGCGAGAAGACAACTTCAAGATGATCACTGCTTGGGATTCATCTGATGCAGTTGAACGCATGACTCAACGTGTCAACAAGAATGTCATGCAGGTCAGGGATCGCACACGCCAAATCGTCGAAGGTGCGATGTTTTCATATATTCCTAATTCAACGATAATTGAACCATGGCAGCGATTGGTAACTACCAAGCTCTCCGGCAGCTCAGAAACATTTATCCCTTTCCGTGTGACGTTGTCGTTTGGGGATCTGGAACAACGCTTGACGATGATGAAGGTGCGAGGCTCAGTGACTACTGTAGGCGGGTCGCATACTGATTCTGATAAGGGCAGAACAGGAAGGTCTGCCACAGGCGGCAGTTACAATCCAGGTGGCTTACCGGATATAATCGGGCCACAAATGGCATCAATTAGTTTTAATAGCAGCGATGAGATTACTGGCTTCACTGTAGCTAATGGTTTTACACCTTTGAACGCCGATCAGATTTCAGATGTCGGCACAACAAATAAGTTCGGCGGTGACACCAGTGACCAAGAGCTGTTTCAAATATTCCTTGAGAAATAATGGCTAATTCGTTTAATACAGATCAGACTAGCATAACCAGTGCATCTACCGACATAGATGTATTCACAGCCACAGCTAGTACCACCTTGATTAAATCGGTACGGGTTGTTCACGCTAGTGGCACTTCATCGGCAACATTGTCTATTACAAAGTCTGGGTCATCTACACGTTCAGACATGAACACGGTTGCTTTGAGTCAAAATGAATTGACCGACCTTATAGGTGACGTTTTGCCATTAGAAAGCGGTGATGTGCTTAAGGTGCGAACAAGCCATCAGCCTTCGGAGGTGTTTGTAAGCTACGTCGAGAATACCACATCTGTTTCTGCACAGTCGATCGATGTGTTAAGTGACGTGGACATCACTACGTCTGCACCCACAAACGGTCAGACACTAGTTTGGAATGACTCTGCAAATGAGTTTCAGCCAGGCGATGCTGGCGGATCAACAGCAACCCTAGATGACATTGGTAATGTCGACACTACTGGTAAATCCACTAATGACGTCTTGCTTTGGAACGGATCAAATTGGGTTGATTCAACTAGACTAACAGAACTATACACGCTGCTAAAGTCAGGAACCAGCAAGACCCTAACAGCAGAACCCACTAATGCTGACGAAACAGAAGGCTTTGTCAAGCTAGAAGCCACTACAGCCGCACTTAAGGTCAACACGACCGGGTTGGAAATCAGCGAAACTTCGCCCGGCGATGTTGAATTTATTGTGGCCACTGACTCCGCAGGCTCAACGGCTTTTACGGCCATGCATCTTGATGGCACAACTACAGCAAGTCAGGCCGACTTTATCATCAAGCAAGGAACGTCATTAGCCATTGAGGGCAATAGTAGCGCAACAGCTAAGTTTCGCAACACGAACTCAGGCAACACCTTGATAACTGTTCCCGCCTCTACAGGCACCATGGCTCTGACATCTGACATTGCAAGCGATTCTGCGGTAGTAGCTAATACGGCTAAGACATCCTTCCCCGGGTTCGGCACGTCAGCGGGAACGGCTTTGGAAGGTGACACGACTACAATATCTACAGCTCAAGCTAACGCGATAACAGCGAATACGGCAAAGAACAGCTACCCAAGTGCAGATGCTACAAAGCTTTCAGGCATTGAAACGGGAGCAGACGTAACGGACACGACTAACGTAGCTGCGGCAGGGGCACTGATGGATTCAGAGGTGACTAATCTTGCACAGGTCAAGGCGTTCGACTCATCTGATTACGCTACGGCAGCGCAAGGCAGTACTGCTGATAGCGCATTGCAAGACGTAATTGATGACACATCACCTGAACTTGGCGGTGACTTAGATGTCAAGGCCCAGAAGATTACTACAAGCACGAGTAACGGTAACATCGAACTTGACCCTAACGGCACAGGCTTAGTGCAGGTCAATGGCAACACGAACCCAGGCGCAATTAAGCTGATGTGCGAAGCAGGGTCACACGGGGTCACGATACAAAGCCCTGATCACGCCGAACAAGCAAACTACACTCTCACGCTGCCAACGACAAATGGAAGCTCAAATCAAGTCCTGAAGACTGATGGAAACGGTGTATTAAGCTGGACAAATCAAGCCACTGGCGGTGGTTCACCGACTGCGTATGACTACGACGCATTTACGACGTCGGCCAACGTGACGATGAACGCCGATGTCAGCGTGGCCTCAAACAAGATTGTTGACATAATGGGCGATGCTTTGGCTGCAAAGAATAACGCAAACGCCAAGAAGTTTTTGGGTTTCCATACAGGTAGCGGGGTTTGTGTTTTGCAAGGCATGGTCAATGCAAGTGGTTCTATATCCGGGGCAAGCGCAGGATCACCATTATGGTTGGGTGCTTCGGGCGCGTTCAGCGCAACTGCACCAGATACGGCGGACGAGTATTCTCGAATTGTTGGCTATTTTGTAGCAAGCTTGCAAGGAGGGCAAGTAATGTGTTATTTCAACCCATCGCAAGATTGGGTACAAATTGATTCATAATGGGAGAAATTTCAGGAGTGCCTACAGCAGACATCGATAACGTCGATGGGTTTTTTACGACACAAAGTGGTGGCGGTGGTGGATCAGGCATCACACCTAATAGTGTAAGCAACACAGGCACGCAGATGTACGGCAGTGCCTCAATCTGGGCAAATCCAAGCGTTCCAAAAACTTTCAATGTTGGGCCAGCGTCTACTCACACGTTTACAAAGGTCGTGGCCCGTCAGAATGCTTTACAGTTTCACGCTATAAAAAGCGATGGAACTTTGTGGTATTGGTCAAACACAAACAACTACCTAAGCAGTTCTTATTTCACGAACGATAGCACGTGGAGGCAGTACGGAACTGATACTGACTGGACAGATATTACCGCAGGTCAAGAGTCCTTTGGCGCAATCAAAGATGGTAACATCATGTATATAGGTGGTGCATGGGCAAGAATGCGCGGTGACGGAAGCACTAGCAGTTTGAGTAACTGGACAACTGTGAACAGTGCGGGAAATTGGGTGAAGATTCATCACGGCTATCGCCACACGTGGGCTATCAATAGCAGCGGAGAAGCATATTCTACAGGCTATGGATACGACTACATGACAGGTCAAGGAAGCACTGGTACCATTTCTACGTTTACAAGAGAAAAAAACAGCCTGACAAATATTGTGGAAGCAGCAGGTGGGTATCGCTGTGCATGGCTTAGGAACAGCAGTGGCGATGTGTATTTCACAGGTAATAATGCAAACGGCTACGCTGGCCCACAGATAACAACAACATCAGATAGCAACGGGCCACTTTTAGCTGTTGACAGCTCAACAGATTACGTTTGCGCTAAGATTTGCGGTCACAGCTATCACGGCGGTTGTCACATCGATTCTGACGGCTATCTCAGATTTAACGGTGAGGCAAGTTCGTATATGCGACCCGACAACAGCACTACGGACAAAAAGTTAGGCAACAGTGGTTACCAGTTGACCTCCGCGGGTTCAGGGTGGACACATTACGACTCAGCCATCGACAGTGGCTCAACAAGTGAGCATTTAGGTATAGGTATCAAAAGCGGTGCGTTTTGGATTGGGGGTGAGGACAGTGAAGAATTTAAAGAGGTGTTTGGACAAACGGTAAACAAAAACTGGTATCAGGTTCGAACAGGCACGACAACAGCAGCACAAAGAAACGGAGCTTTAGTAGCAGGATAATGGTAAGAGAAAACACATACAGAGTAGCCGTAGACGAGAATACGGATTTTTTCGAAGGCTGGGTAGACAGCCGCGTACCTAACATGGTATTCATGTACGATCAAGAGTCTATTGAAGAATGCGAATTTGAGGATGGGGTGTACTACGCCACCTATAAAACCTGGCAGGTCATGGAAGCAAGACAGATGGAATATGTGCAGCCTGATGGAACTCATGTTGTAATCGACATTCCAGTTGGAGAATACGGTAGATTATGATTGAACGACACATTGACCTCATCGTGGTTCATGCATCAGACACCTATGAACGCATGAACGTCGGAGCAACGTGGATTGACGAACTTCACAAAGGTTTTGGCTGGAAAGGGATTGGATACCATTTCGTCATCAAGCGCGACGGTACGATTGAAGCAGGACGTGATGTCGATATGGCGGGCGCTCACGCAAAGGGTTACAACTCTAGTAGCATCGGTATATGCTGGATCGGCGGTAAGGGCGATGACAACAGTCCAGAAGACAATCGGACTTCTGAACAAAAGAAAGCTATGCGCAATTTGATTGATGTCCTGGTACACATGTTCCCAAACAGCTGCGTGACTGGGCATCGCGATTTGCCAGGGGTAACAAAGGCTTGCCCATGCTTTGATGTAGAAACTTGGTACTATGTCTAATCCACAGCCGTTTTACTTAGGACAGAAACCCAAACGCAAAAACAAAAGCCCGGAGCATGACATCCAGGTCAAGCTCGTGGCGCTACTAAATTCTATGACACCTAAGCCGCTGTACACAGCTACGGTGGGAGGAGTGCGATTGGCGATCCATACCGCCAAGAAGATGAAAGCTGCAGGTTACAGCAAGGGCGTTCCAGATATGCTCATCTTTGAGCCACGAGGTATGTTCCTTGGTTTGGCCCTGGAGGTGAAGACGAAAACTGGCCGAGCAAGCGATCATCAAAAAGAATGGATACGATCACTAAACGATAGAGGTTGGTCAGCACACATCGTACACGGTTACGACCAAGCTGAACACGTCATCAAACAATACTTCAATGAGTAACACAAGAATCAAAGACACAAAGCTGGGTGAGTTCCTCAAGGAGAAAGCGCCTTCTGTACTTGGTTTGGTTGGCGATATGCTGCCAGATCGAGGTACGCTGGGCGTGGTGAAGCGACTGCTCGGCAATGAGCCTGGAGTAAGCGCAGAAGAAGCTAAGGCCGTTATAGATGCTGAGATTGCATTCCAGGACAACGTCACGGCGCGGTGGCAAGCTGATATGGCAAGCGATGTCAAGCTCGCAAAGATGATTCGCCCTATGACCCTCATTTGCCTTATGGCCATTTTCACAGTTACCATGATTTTTGACAGCATGGACAACTGGCCATTCAACGTCAAGGACTCCTACATCGACTTACTACAAATCCTCATGCTCACCGCCTTCGGAGCATACTTCGCCGGTCGCACCATCGAAAAATCTAAGAAATAATGGATGCAGAAAACTTAAGCCACTTTGAATTTCTTATGGTAGCCGGCGCATTAGTAGGTCAATGGCTCAAGTTCCAAGCTGACTACAGCAAGCTTTCATCGCGTGTACACGCATTAGAAGCGGACAATGCTGAGTTCAAGTCGGACGTAAAGCAAATATGCCAGGACATCCAGGAGATCAAACTGCTGCTGGCAAAAAACAAGGTAGAGTAATTAGAGCCTGACGTTGTTCACCTTGAACTTGCCGTTGCGCTTGACATCTAAGATGGCATATCCATGCTGCCAATCGTTTTTGGGGGCATAGTCTGGGTGCAATTCGCCTAGCGTTCCAACGACGTGACATTCTATGCCCTCCCCCCGTGCGTTGCGAGTAAAGAAGGTATCCGGTCGGTGCAGGTGTCCACACATGCTGCTGAGTTTCGTTTTCATAAACAGCTTCCGTGCTGGGTTGATGCCGGACACTGAGAACTCGTGGCCGTGGAGCAAGGTCATGTTTCCAGCTGTGATGAGCTGACCGGTAGTCAACCACTGGATGCCCAATTCATTTAATCCAAGTAAGCAATCGAGCTTTAAGGCAGTTATGCCCACGAGCTGATCGGCGTTGTCCTCAATGTAGCGTTGCAGTCGCAGCTCATGGTTGCCCTCCATCATATAGATGTCAGCTTTTTTAAACTGGCTACGCAGATGGCGCAAGAACATGTGAGTGGCATATATCTCTTCGACGAGGTCAGGGGCATCCTTGCTTTTCCGGTGCGTACTAACGAGGTGGCAATCCATGGTGTCCCCCATGAGTACTACGTTGTCTACGCCGGCTTTCTTGCCGTGTTCTATGGCAGACAGTAACGCATCGATGTCGTGGTATGGAATATGGATGTCAGATAGTATCAACACCTTGCTTGGCGATGCAATCCTTACGTTGCGCTTTGCCTTGTTTTTATGTGACTTAGGAATCATGGGGCAGTAGATAATATTTTTCGCAAATAGAGTAGATGTCTTCCATGGTGTGGTTGAGTTGCCATACAGCCGTCTCGACCATCTCCAGCTGACTGTGCTTTGGCGTTGCTTTGCATCCTGGACTGCTGCGTTTGTCTGTATGACCACAGACTTGTGATGCGGCCCATAAAGCATGTTCTTGGTCTTCTTCAAGCACCATGTCGCTCAGGGATACGTTATCGATGTCGTATTCGTCAGAAGCCACGGACATAAATACCTCGAAGCAGTCATGCGTTTCTGGATCGTGCGGTGGCCACGTACCCCTATCTCGGAATCGATTCGTGATACGTACTACGCTCTCCCTGCAGTTAGCGCTCTTGCGGTAGCCCAGCACCTTTGCAATCAAGCTAAAGGGCAAGTAACAGTACTCGCGTAGAAACCAAGCCATAAGAGCGCGTTCAGATTTCCTGAGCGTGCGATTGGTAACAAGCCGTAGCTCCTCCTTCATGCGGTAGCACATAAGGTGAACCTCGGTGGTGGTCAAGTACTTAGTTTCCTTGAGCCGGTAATAATGAGCATCTTTCACATCTATGAGTTTGAGATTGTGCAAATGACTTCATCATCGTTTTTGTGTAGGTAGTACTGCAGTAAACCAAAGTCGACGTGCAGTTCCTTTTCGTCTCCCATGCTCTCAAGGATCGCATAGGCTATCATTTCGCATTCTTCGTATTCTATTCCATGTTGTTGTATATCGCAGCGTATATCTAATTTCATTCCGCGTTTATATGCATTTTCGACTTCTGACGATACAGCTTTTCGTCTTCGATATATAATTTCACTTTGTGCTTTCTCCCCTGGCACGGCACCAACTCGGCGCTCATACTTCGCAGCTTGCCTTTCAAACGGCGCATGCTCATAGGCTTGAAGCCATTCTCATAACAGTATGAGTTGAACTCACGAAACAGTTCGTTTTGATGAATGGTGGCTGACCGACCACTGCGGTCTGAAGTAAGTCCTACTGAGGCTAAAAAGCTTAACAAACTATCGCCGTCCTCCTTCAGGCTTCTTAAGCTTTCAATCATCTGATCAGGTCGAACCAACCTCTTGCCGTGCATTGCAGTGTGATTTAGTAAAGCTTTTGCCAGAGACCAACCGATTGCAGCTTTTGCTTTTTGATCCTGGAGTTTTAAGTGCAATTCGCTATCTCGGCTCTTCTCATCTACTGATCGAGTAAACAGCACTACATCCAGCCGACGTGCCATGCCTGGGTCGCTAAGTGCGTGGCTAAAACCCATCTCGTTGGTTGCCACTAGCACGCTCGCCATGGGCTGAATTAAGCAAGGCTCGGAGTAAAGCATGCGTGCCGTAATCTCCTCCTTGGAAACTATCTGCTTTAAGACGTCTTTGTTGCCAAGCTTGTCGCTTGCATCTCCACAGATACACAGCGTACTGCTGGCCAACTTCATCCGGTGGCGGCTATCTTCTTGAGTCAGCTGTCCTAGCGTGTCGATACGCATGGTGTTGTTGTTGCCGATCAAGGCACTGATTGCTTCAATCAAAGTACTCTTGCCAGCTCCAGCGGCTCCAAGGAGGATAAGCATCTTCTGCGCCCTTAAGGGGTCAAGAGCTATGCTGTTCGCAATGGAAGCAAGAACGTAGGCTCGCTCCTCCTCGTTAGGAAGTGCTTGCTCTACGAACTTGTTCCAACTCGCGTTCAGGACTTCTCCAGCGCGATACCGATGTGGGATACAGTACAGCGTTAGATCCGTCTCCCTATGCCCATCTATGAATTTTTCCCTACCCTCTGGGTCGATGGTTAGCACCCCGTCTTCAAACGGGATACCGCGCATAGGGTTGTATTGGTCACCGAACAGAATCTTGGGGTCGGCTTGACGATGTAGCACCTTGTAAAATTCCTTATGGAATCTTGACATGGCGATGTCAACTTTTGTCCATCCGCAAGCAATAGCAAATATTTCCTTCAATGACTCGAGTGCGTTCATTGAAATCTTGGTATAGTGAGTTCCGTCCCACAAATGGATCGTACCTCCCAAGCTTACTATTGGGTGACCGGCTGTCTTAGCGTAAACAATAATACCCATAGCTACGATAGCAGCTTGCTTCTCACTGGCTACTCGCCGTGGGTCAAAGTCGCTATCAATCAATGCCCGTACCTGTTCCGCTTCTAATGAAGTGGCGGACATAATTAGCCGTTGGATTGCTACGCCAGACAATTTTGTTATTTAAATGCATCATACACACCGATGCCGAGTCCAATTAAGAATAAAATCCACAGCGGGGCGGTGCAAAAAGTGAGAGACCAATCGACTACATCAGCTGCAGTCAAGGTCATCATAAGATAGCTTAGAACAAATGCAGCTATCAGGTGTTGTCCTCTTGTCATCTGTTTTCAAGTTTAGTTATTCTTCGGGCGTTGGTGATGATCTGGTCTTGCAGTATTTCAATCTGATACTGCAACAGCTCTACCTGTGTCTCAACGGGTAAGTTGACTTGGATCTCTTGCAATGTATAATCCGGTCGCTGCTGCTTCCGGTTTCTGTCGAGATACTTTTCAAAAGGGTCGTGTTGATTACTCAGCTGTTTGAGTATCTCTCCTTCTTCAGCAAGATCCAAGACCCTCTGCCGAGCCTGTATGAATATTTCATAACAAGCTTCGGCATCGGGTGATAAGAAGTCTCCACGTACATCACAGAACGAAGCCAATACTGCCTCGTTCATGTAAGTGTACATCTCTTCCATGAGGCGTTGAACAAATCGAATTGAGACTTCTTGAGATGGATTCATTTAGAATGGCAGTCCGTCGTTATCGTCTTGCTGCTGCTGCTGAGGTGCAGCTTGGCTCTCCTCTTTCTTGTCCTCGAAGATGAGGTCTTTGCCGTTTCCAAGGATAGGGTCTTCCTTGTCTTTGATATACTGCTTGACCATGTAATCGTTGTACGGATTGTTTGGCGTTGGGACAATGGTGAGGGTAATGTAGTTGCCCTTCTCACCTTTGTAGATTGCGCTCTTGTCGATATTGTTGACGTTAATCTGCGCCGTTATCTTTTCGGTATATGCCATCTTTTGATATGGTATTTATATGTTTTGAAATAGCTTTCTGGCTGGGGTTCCACCATTCAATTTCTGGGAGCTGATTCATTTCCAGGCAAATCTTGAGGTCTTGTAACTGACCCTTAGACATCTTGCCGCTGATGATGAGGTCTTCGAAGAAGGCATGCTCATCTTGAATGATGGTGCTGTTATCTAACTTGTTTAGGAGATACGTTTGCGTTGACCAGGACAACTCTACATCGTCCCCGTCCCCGTCAAACATCTCATCGATCCAATCAAGATTTTTCTTGGAACTCATCGGCTTCGTCTTCCGAGTGAACTGGGAGACTGTACAGCTTGCTGATTTGTAGTACGGCTCTTGCCTTTGCTCTTTTCTCGGCGATACTGATCGGGTAAGCAATCCTAGTGTTCTTGCCGCTGCTCTCCCCAAAGGTCTCCACCTTCTCTCCTTCTAGGGTGCGAGCTGTAGCTTTGATGCAGTATTTGTCTTCACTGACATTGGTAAACTCTGGCACCGGCTCCAGGGTCACACTGACGTGACAGCCACGGGCAATCTTCTCGATGCCTCTTCGCGTGATGATGTAAACGCCGTGTAGCTCGAAGAAATCTTGGCGTACTAACCCAAATCGGTCTGCAAAGCTTTTGAACAGCTCGCGTGTTTCTTCGTCTATAGCTTTTCTTTTCGCCATGTAATCTCTGGTCTTTCTAATATCTTATTCTTGAAGCGCACCACGCCCATGCCTTTCAAAGCTTTGTCAGCGTGATACCCCGTCAATTCCTTTGGACAAGGAAATTCTTTGCTCCAAACAAACATCAGTCGATGTCTCCTGTACCGCCTAGAGCTTCATAAAAGTGATCAAGCTCTTCAAACACCATATCCTTATCCATCAGCTCTACATAGCGCGGATACCCATCACCATGGTCATACCATGTGTTATATGCTAAATACTCAAGGGCATCTTCTTCACTTTCCCCTTCCTTCATAAGAATCTCGACCATCTTTAGTCGATCGTACATAATCCGAAAGGGCATCGTAGTCATGTCGATACCAACGATGGCATCGTCAAAGCCGTCAGCTTTATATGTTTCAGTGGCCATAAGGGAACTTTATTTGTTGAAGTTGCATCAAATTGTCGATGACTTGTCGTTGTTGCTTAATCTGACGCTCCATCGCTTCCATACGGTTTGCAAGTACGTATTGCTCTTCTTCCATAATATGAGTGACCATAAGAGCAGCTTCGCATATCGAGGCAATCTTGGCCCAGTTGTGCTTCTGCCTTTCTGTGAGTTGATCACCATGCTCTTTTATTTGATCTTGCAATACGACCGCCGTTGCAGTCAAGTCATTTCTTAATGAGAGGAGGACTACATCTTTCATCGCAATTGCTTTGGATAAGCCGGTGTGGGTCGATGTTCGAGGTCTTGATACGTCTCCGGGCGATGAACTAATGTCTTCTCTTCCTTGCTCTTTTCGTGCGCAATTAAATCATCCAAATAAGACTTTGCCTTTTCTAAATCCGCAAGCCCCCCTTTCTCTTTCCATCTTGCGATGTATTTTATAATGTTGCCCTCGTGAAATGGCAACCCATTCTTGAGGATAAAGTCTGCGGGCTGGATCTCCAACCCTGCGTAATGCTGAGGAGCTTGTTCTCTGTCCATAGAGTTTAAAGGATTAAAAAAGCCCAGGAAACTTTTAGAGTCTCCCGGGCTTCCGACTAACACAAAACCTGATGAAATGATTCTTTTACAGAATGCATGTATGCAAGTTACCCTCTAACTTACATACTTCTATACACTAACCCATAATGTATCAACAAAAGAATGTTCATAAAGGCTGTTGCCTTAGTCTTTCCTGCGCCCATTCAATCTTGTCACCGTTCACTCGGATGTGGCCAGCTATTTCAAGCTGGTGATCAATGAAGGACCACATATCCGGAATGCTTTCACCGAGTATCGGGTCTTCAACATTGTACCTCAACCCTAAAACGGTACCAATCTCTTTGACCTTGTTCCACTCAATCTTAGCAAAAGTGACCTGCATCCGGAGGTCTCCGACCGTAGCTGATGGCCTGACTGCTAGGCGCATATCATTAAACTTACTTATGACTCTTGGTAGCACCTGCAGTGCCATTCGGGTTATTCGCTCTCTGTCTTCCAACTGCTGTATAGACAAAGCTTCATCTTCATACAGAGGCTCGTTCTGGATTCGAGTTACTTGCATCAATATGCTGCTGAGGTAGATGTGTGCTACCCTGATAGTTTCTCTTAGGTGAACCTTTCTAGTGTGGTTCGCCCTCTTGCTTAGGTGTTTTGATTCATCATACATGTTGTAACATCATTCGTTTAACAGTTTGCAAAGCTTTCTGGTCCCACTTGTTGAGCGAGCCTTGGATCTTACTGACCTCCCGAGTCTTCTCGCGTGTGCCGTGGTGGGTACTGTAATAGGTAGCGCCCTCAAACAAAGCCCATAGGTTCTTGCCCTTGTACGCCATCTCTCCACGGATAGCAGCGTATAGCTCGTCGTGCTTCCTATGTGTCTTGCCGTGCGAGTCATCGTCGCATCCCGTCATCGAGTAAAGGAAGTCATCAATCTTATTCTTGTCAGCCGGTATATAGGTCAGCTCCCGCAAGACCTCCTCCTGCAAAGCTTGCACCTCCTTCATCGCGTTTAGCTCGTCAATCATATTGTGCGCTTGAGCCATCATATTCTTGGTGTGGCGAACGCTCTGCATATTCTTGCCGATGGTGAAGAACTGATTCTTGCACGAGAGCGTGGTATTGGTGAGACCCCATCGCAGCTTGCTCGTACCGTCGTGGGAGTTGAGTACTGTGATGTACTGCTCGATGGTGTCGTTATTCTTGCCGATGTTCTCAATCGGTTTGTTGCGTAGCTGGAGCATAATCTTGCGACCGCCATCGATGCTGATCACCTTGCCTACGTCGAGGTGGCTTTCTTCGCTCAGGGCATAACCCAGGCGCAGCAGGTCGTGGTTCTGGAAGGGTTGGTATTTCTTGACACAGGCAAACGTGTCGCGGTTGTCTTGCCGTACCACGGCGTTAAAGCTTGTCGGCGTACCGTCAGCCAATGTCAATGGCTCAACGGCTACCTCCCAATCGAGGTTGTACTTTTGTGCAGTTTTTTTAATGTTCATCAGAATATGTTTAGTTCATTGTCTATTTCTAATACGTGGCTGTATACAGCGATACCAATATCTTGGTGTTGCCACACCTGCCAGTTGCCAGTGTCTTCACAAATCCTAACGTCATTAAAGACATCATTCTTGGAGTTGTGCAGGATCTTCATCGCATCTTGTAGCTGACCGGTAGGCAGGTTCATATATTGCAACTCTTCCTTGGACCAGTCAGCCGCGAGGTCAACGAGATGATCAGCGAGCAGGATATCTTTGGCAATCTCTATCGCTTCGTCGAGGGTCTTGGGTTTAAAGTCTTGCTTTCTCATTCATGAAGTTTGTGTTTGTGGTTGCAATGTAATTTGAAATCCTGTACAATCCAAAAGCACCGTAGTGTTTCTCGTACATAGCTTCAAGGTATTCGACCGTCTCCGGGTCTTGCTCCATATCGATAGCGTGGAGCAGTTGGCGTTCTGTTAGTTTCATCATTGTTGTTCTGTTATTCTTCATTGGTTTGTTCTGGCATCCCTTCGTAGAAGTAGTCGGGGAAGTCGCACGGCTCAGAGATATATCCGCACCACCAACACTCGATCTCTTCTTGGCTCATACGGTGGATGTTTACCGTACCGCAATGACCACACGTCACCACATTAAATCCGCTTGCTTGCATCTCTTGTGCAAGCTTGATTTGATTATTTATCTTGCTCATTGTTGTTAGATGTTTCGGTTTTCTCTGGACCCCAGCAGTCATCGTCATTAAAGTCTTCCCACTCAGTGTAGTAGTAGTAGTCTTCCTCGTAGGCTTCCTCGACTGTGTCGTATTCGGTTTCATTTGTGATGTGCTCGCTGAGATGCTTGCTGTACTTGATGTACATAGCGCCATCGCATATTACATAACCGTCATTCATGCCTTCGCCTGTGACGTCACATTGTCTTGCGTATCTCTTCATTTGTCTTATTTTTTGAGTGGACGTTTGCGTGAATGCACTGCCCTGGCCACAGCTTCTTCAACAAAGTCTTGAAAGTCAAAGGTGTACTCTGTGTACTCACCGTCTTGCTCGAGAACTCTTGTAGCCAAATAACCGGGGCATTTGTCAAGCAAGTGTTCAGTAATGATCACCGCAAAATCGAGGATGTCGTTTTCTGTATGCACATAAACTCCGGGAGGCGTTATTGGGTCTTGCAGTCTTGGGGATTCTTGTTCTTTCATTGTTCTAAGTATTCGATGTAATCAACGTATTCTAAACCGTAAAGGTCTTGTAGTTCTTCAAGTGTCATAGTGGTTCGATTTCATTAATATGCTCGAGTATAGTGGTTTCGATGAAGTCCATAAGAGCATCGTTGTGCTTGAAGGTGCGCACTAAGACTTCTTGCATCTGTTCTTCAGTCCACTCGAGGTCATTGTCCTCGAGTAATCTCTTGACATCGTTGATGCCCCACTTGAGTTCATTGCAGTGAATGAAACCCTTTTCGTCAAATGTGTATTTACTCATTGGTGTTAGGGTTTTTCGATTTGTTCTTGTGAGTCGAACCCTAATGTGTAGTGTTCTTCCCATGTAGTGCCGCAGTTGTGGCACTCAGTAAAAAAGTATACGCTATTGCCGTCTAAGATTTCCATCACTCCGTAGCTGATGTCATGGTCGGCATTGCAGTTAGGGCATACGCCTTGTTCTTGTTTGCTCATCGGTTGTCGTGTCATTCGTTAGAGTTATTAAGGGTGACTTGCATTGTCCCAATCGCGGATTATCTCGATAGGTACGTGGTACAGCTTTGTGGTCACTGGGTCTTGCCAGAGTTCCATTTCGCCTGCATACATTTCGTAAACATATACGAGGCGGTCAATGATTTCTTGATTCATAGTCTTGGGAGAAAGTGTTCTTGGTTTAACAGGATGCCGTAGATGTCGTGAAGGAGGTCATCTGGGCGAAGAACGAAGTTGGGGTCTTGCGTTTTCTTGGCAACGCGAACTGCCCACTTATACAGCTTGGGTACTATTTCAAAATCTATCATACGTCTTTGCTTTTGTTCATACGGTTGTTCCATTGATTCTTGTAACGCTGTATCATCCATTGACACCACTCGGCGTAGTTCCGAGCCGGGTCTTTTGGATACACAGTCGATTGCTTCTTGGGTTCATACATCTTGCTGTAGGTAATAAAGTTTGATGTTTGCCTTTGCTTCCTTGTAATCCTTGGTCAGATCTGTAGTGTCTTCTTCGTCACGGAGGGCATCCGCAAGTCGGTCGAGCCAATCGGATTGCTCTTCAAGCAAAGCCCGTTCGTATCTGAGGTTGAGGACTTCTTGCGTGATAGCAGCGTAGCTCATGTCCGAGAGTCGCTGAAGATGGAACTCAATTAGGTCTTTTCTAAATTTTAGCATCATCGTTCGTCAATTATTTCTTGGATTTCTTGTGCAATAAAGGCTTCGAGTCGGTCAACCAACTCATCCACCTCTTGGATTGTGAGTATGTCCGTGCGCGTTGACAGAATAGTCATCAATTCCTTGTATGCACCAGTGTCACTGAATGCGTTGCTGATTTCGAGCGGAAGGTTCTCGTCTATAGTTCGTGAAAAGGTGGGCATCATGGTAATTGATCGATTGGTTGGACAACAAATACATCAGAAGTACGAGCGAAATATATGCGGAACTTGCGTGCATAATCTTCGCATTCTTCGAGCGTACCGGTACGCCAGGTCATCTCACCTGGCACGGCGCTTTGGGCGTTGTGCAAGGACACAACTTTGTGGGTGGGCTTTTCTTGTTTACTCATGGTATATGGATTGATTAGTGTTCGAGTATCTTGATATTCTTAGAGCCTTTGCCGGTGATGCCTGAGCATAGTCCGCACTTGGAGCATATGCTCTTGTAGCCGGCTTCGGCGCTAGCAGGGCATTGCACTGCATCGCTCGTAGCGTTCTTGGGTATGACAATGAACGAGCGCCAACCGCTCGAGGTCTTGAGCATCTTAGCTTGCACGTCGCTGTGCGCACTGGCTTGGAAGTAGAGCGCATACGGTTGCGCCCACTCTTGGTGAGCTTGGTGCGTGTAGCCCGTCCAAGTCTTGGAAGCTACGGCCATTGACCGAACAAGATCAACGGGCAACAAGGACGGTTCGCCATACGTACCGAAGCGAACGTACACACCGTTGCACATTCGGAAGATTTGCTTGCGTAGGTCTTGGGTCAAGCCCTCGTGCGAAATGCTCGTGGGATTCTTGGATAGGCTACGCAGCTGAGAGAGGAAGCCGGTATACTGCCTGACCTTGTGGGTGTAGCATTTACCGTTGCCGGAGTTGCTCGAGAGCGGACAGTCCAAGCAGTTCTTGGAGTCGAGCGCGAAGAACTCTTGCATAGTAATCTTGCGACCGCAGTTTGCGATTGCATACTGTCGCAAATCGTAAGTATACGTTTGCACGACGATTTCTTGCGGCGCGGCAATCTTCGCATTGGTAGTCTTGCCACGCGTCACAACGTAGAGGAGTTCGTCTTGAATCCAAGCTACGCGCTTCGGTATCTTGTGTTTCATAATTATTCGTCTTGGGTTTCACCGTCGGAGAGTTCGTGACAATAGCTTGCGAGCCACTCACGTAATTCTTGGGTAGGTAGCCAATAGTAGATGTGTTCAATCATCGCATTGGTGCCAACACATTCTTTGAGGTCATCGAACACGTTACCCAAGTCGGTCTTGGATATGTATTTGTCCGAAGTCAATTCTTGATGCTTTTCTGTAAAGTACATAATCTTAGTAATTAGATCCTATCATAAATTCCGTTGCGGTAGGCTTGAACCCGAAGACTTCTTCGAGTAGTTCTTCGTTATCGTGTCGGATATCTTGGGTATCCCACGGTGCTTCAACGATGTAAATCTTGCCGGATTCGTAGTCCAACACTGCGACCTCGTTAGCTGCGAGGTCAATCGTTTCTTTAATAAATTTCAATCCAATCATAATTCTTGGGTTTATTGATAATATTCGATTTCGATTCTTGTCAATCCACGGTACTTGTTAGTACCCATAGCCGTGTACGCGTAGATATCTTCCGAAGTCAATGCGATGAGGTTATACAAGTCTTCGAACTTTTCTGCACGTAGTTCGTAGACGGACAAATCCACGTAAATCTTGCCGTCGTATTCTTGATACACCGGCTCTTCGCGGTCACATTCTTGGATACCAACCAAGTCCATAAATCGCTCAATTTGTCGGCACGCTGCCGCGCCTTGGTCAAAGGATTCTTCCATAGGGTAGGGGGTTAAAAAGTTAAAGATCTATCAAAAATTGCTCATACAATTCTTGGAGCTACTGCAAGGACTCGAACCTTGCACGATGTTCATTGCATCGTGTGACCATTCACAGCAGCTGCCGTACATCATCGTTGCGTTAGTGGATGTACGGTAACCAATCCAACACGGTTGACACGAAATCATGCCAATACATACGCCAACTTTGCCGGCGTGTTAAACGCATTTTGCGCTCAATGTCGAGTTCGGAAAACTTACCCATCGATCGACGGTAGTAGCTTGCACGAAACACGCATTAACAAGTCCGCACGTTCGAACTTTGTCAGGCGGTCGAGTTCGCGTTGAACATCGCGGGAAATTTCGCCGATGCGACGGCGTGGGCGTTTACGAATAGCGCCCGTAGATGAAGTAGCAACTAACTTTGCCATAGTCAAAAAATTTAGAAAAAAGGGTTTAACAAGAAAGGAAGCCGGCGCCAATACTGGCACTTCCGACTTCCTTTTAGAATCGCGCGATTCCCTTCCTATGATTAACGCGCGCGTGCGTTAATAATAGGAGTATAAAGAGAATCAATACGTGGGGTAGAGAAAGGGCAAAAAAAAGCCCGGACTTTCGCCCGGGCTTAAGGTTTAAGCGGTCAACGCTTCTTCAATTTGCTTTTCAAGTTGAGCGTTCAACGTGTCGATATCGACCGGTTGAACATCGCGCAAAGTCCATTGAACTATTGACCATAATACGTGGGCGAATCGCTTTCGCGCTTTCGCCGTGTATCCGACTTTCAACCGCGCTTGCAACTTTCGGTCAATTGTGCCGGTGTCGATTGACGTTCGGCCAAGGTTGAACCGAATTTGAACCGGTGCCGTTGCGGATAGGTAGCGCGAACCGCAAGACCGGTATAAATCCATAGTCGCGAATACTTCATTCAGAATTGTGCCGACTACCTTTCCAACGTCCGCACGATTCGAATTCATATTTACCTGAAATTCCGTCGACGTGTTCAGCGTCACCAATTCCGGGGTCTTACTTTGGTGAACGTCCTTTGCGGGTTCACACTCTACATTTCCGCGCTTGCGGACATTTCGCACCTTGGGCGCGGTTGCCGTCGTAGTTGTGTCGACGGACTGAAAAATTGATACTTTAAGCATCGTTTGAGGGTATTAAGTGGCCACACGGCCACGGGTTAAAAATTATCGATTTGCGACCGTGAACACGGCCAAAATTAGGAGGGTTAAAACGAATTTCATTAACGGTGATTTGAATGTAAGTCCGTGAAATTTTCGGTTGCCAAATCATTGGACTTTCGAAAATTAGCGGACGCAATTTCTAGGGCTAAATACGCATCATCTAGCCGTCTGCAGTGATGTTTATAAGCCCGGTTATTTGATTCGGTGAACCGGTTATAAGCCGTTTCAGTTATCAATTCACGGTCTAATAGTCCGCATATATATTCCTGGTAATTTTCCGAAGATTCGAGGGAAAATAGAATATCGTCGATGCGAATTTGAAGTTCGCGAATAGCGACGGGAATTTGACAATTTTTCATCACTTAGAAATTAGGGTTAATACAAAAGAAATTGCCGTAAAAAGAACGGCTGAAATTGAAAATAACAACATAAACAGAGGGTTTAAAGATTTGCCACCGGTGAACGAATCGAACGCTCAACCCTCGAAAGGGTTTAACCGTTGCCGGGGTGCATCATCTACGAACCGACGAAATTTCAACGCTTGCCAATGTTGAAAGTGTCCGCGGGTTGTGGGGTTCATTCGCTTGCCTGACAAGGAATTCCGAAGTACGTTACTTCACCCAATTTCAAAGAACTTTCTACCTAGTATCGAAGCGGCTTAAATTTTCAGGCTTAACCCGTTGCCGTTGTGGCCGTCTAGACCGTGTACCGTTGCCGGCACTCAACACTTCAATATTTCAAATGGTAGCCGGTTGCCGTCGCAACACGTTGCAAAGATATATCAAAGTTCACGAAATTCTGCGCCGAATTTGATTTGACTTATCAACAAAGGTATGTTAATAACTTTTATTTGAGCGTGTCGAACGTATCGAATTCTTGCGTACCTTTGCAGATTTTTTTTTCGCATAGTGCGCGTTATACTACGACCAAAAAAATTAATACGCAAGAAAAAAGTGTACTAATTTTGTTGGCATCGCTGCAGCCCTTACCAGGCAAGGCTTTCAGACGCTGACCCAAGGGCGTTGCTAAAATCTTTGGCAAATCTATTTTGCAT